AAGCTGTAAAGGAATTATAGAAGATTTTGAAAACTATAGATACCCGGAAGAAGTTGAGGGGAAGTCATTATCAAACGACCCTATCAAAGACGGATATTATGAACATGGCTGTGATGCGTTTAGATATTTTATAACTAATCGTTTTCCAATGGTCAATAACCAAATAATTAGGATAGCAAGATGATATTAAAACCACAAGAGATTATAGAAAAATCCCTAAATGAATACAAACTAGGATTGTCAAAAGGAAAGAGAGATGAGGTAATTAAGTATCTTGATTATTACTCAGGAACTGAAACGCAAAAATATATTAAAAGATACTTTGATTCAGATGCTTTTCAAGAAATTCCACAATATTCGGCAAACATTACGAAAAAATTTATTAATAAAATGTCTAGGCTCTACACAGTAGGTGCAAAAAGAAATGTAAGTAAATCTTATGACAAACTAACAGAAAAAAAGAATTTTAAAATGAAACACATTGAAAAAATGACAAAATTGTTAGGAAGTCTAGCTGTAGGTGTTTTTTATGAACAGCATGACGCAAGACAACATTTTCATTATGTTCCTGTGTATTATTTTATGCCTTTTTTTGATGATGACATGTTTGAGCCTTATGCAATTACTTATCCTAACTTTCAACCCGTAGACGACCCTTATAATACATCAAAAATGACATATAGCTACTATGATAGCGAAAGATATATCAAATTTGACCAAGACGGCAAGATTTTAGAAGAATTTGTTAACGAATCAGGTATTTTTCCATTTACTTTCTTTCACAGAGAAGAACAAATCGATTCTTTCTTTGTTGAGGGAGCAAATGACATTATTTCGGCCAATGAGCACATAAACATTACAATGACTGAGATGCAATTAGGATTAAGATACCAAATGTTTGGTCAACCGGTAGCATCAGGTGTTATGGCGGACCAAAACTTAGCTAGAGCAGGTTCAAACGAAATTTTAATGCTAGGAGATGGCGGAAAATTTGAAATTGTATCCCCGCAAGGCAATATTGATGCTGTTATTGAAAACATTAAGCTTCAATTAGAGCTAGTAGCACTAAACAACCACCTATATATTACTTTTTCTGACACTGGAGGTGAAGTTCCATCAGGAATTGCTTTAAAAATTAAAGATGTTGAAAGAATGGAAGACTATCAAGACGATAAGGAGCTTTTTAGAGTATTTGAGCATGCTTTATATAAAAAAGAGCATGAAATAGCCTCTTATAATCAAATTACCTTACCTAGTCCAGATAAATTCAAGATTGACTTCTTTGATGTTGAGTATCCTATGACTATACAAGACCAAATCTTACAAGACGACTTTGAACTTAAGCATAACTTAACAACAGAGCCTGAAATCTTGATAAGAAGCAATAAAGACCTCTCTTTTGACGATGCTGTAGCAAAAATAGCTGAAAATAAAGAAATTAACGATATGTTGATGGGAAGTTTTGTAGACGAAGAAGATTTACCTACAGAAGAGCCTGAGGAAGAAGAAAAAGTCGAAAAAGACCTAGAGGAAGACAAAAAAATACCTGAAAACCATCACATGCATGCAGATGGCACAATAATGGCCGATAAAGACATGTAATGGAAGTATTTTATAGTCAAAACTTCAATTTTACTAGCCTTAAGAGAAAAATGCCCTCTATTATGGCAGATAGAATCAATAAAGACATAACTAATGTTAAAAGAAGTATAGAAAAAGGAATTAGAGATAGCGTTAGCCCTGTAACTGGTGTTCCTTTTGAACCTATTAGTGAACTTACTAGAAAAGTAAGAGCCTTAAGGAGGCAAAATAGGAAATCTAAGAATAAACCATTATTAGCTACTGGAAAGATGTCTAAACTAAAAAGAGTAAATGCGAGGTCAAAAAAACTTAAAGGTACTTTAACTATGGGTCAAGCGTACGGTGCTTATCACTTACAACCGCAAGTAATACAAACAAACTTTACTGTTAAAGGAAGAAAGAGAGTTGTAAAGCTTAGCGGAGGAAGAAAGGCATCAGCAAGAGATAATAGGCAGTTTTTTCCGGTTAAAGGAGCTAAAGTTCCAATGCGTGAATGGTTCGGAATACCAAAAAATTATGATTCTAGTATAGGTTTTCGTAGAATGTTAAATAAAATGAAAGTAGCTTTGAAGCAGGGTAAAAAAGTTAGAAGAATGAAAGTAATAAATTTGGAATTATAATGGATGAATCTATAAAAACACTATTAAAACAAATATTCTCTGCCTTGCAAGATATTAAAGACACAGCGATTGCTAATAATCAATTAATAGGCTTTTTAATACAAAAAGATGTTAAAGAAAGTGATATTCCAAAAGAATATAGCAAGGCATTGGTGGTATCTAACGAACAGCTAGATTATATGATGGAAAACAATATATCTCTTACTCAGTGGGGAGATTCTTAGACTCAAGTGCCTCGAGCTTTTCCAACCACTGTTTCTTCGCAGTCTTTGTATGACGACCTCTACCTAATGTTTTTAAACCTACTTTTTTCGCTCGTGCTGTTAATTTTTTTGAATCTTTTTTTTGCTGGTTTAGTATTTCTTGTTTTGTTGAGTTTGTTTCTGGTATTTGTTGTATTTCCGATTCTGGCTCTACTATCATTGCTTGGTCAATTTGTTTCCCTTGCGAAAGAAACCTTTCAAAAGGACTCTCAACTTTAACTTCTACATTTCTTATAAGCTTACCTGAATGCTCTAATATTAGTCTACCGGCCTGAACATTTCCGTTTTTAGCTTCTTTATACATAGCTTCCAATACTGATGGTAGTTTTGCTCCAAAAGACTTCATATAAGACTCATAAAGGCTCTCAATAAACTCTTTGTCGTTCATCCAATTGCTAACTGTATTTCTATGCACTCCTATTTCGTCTGATATTTGACCTAATGTTAGCTCCGGATTGTTTACATATACTACTGCAAACTCAGCTTGCTTTTTATTCAGGTTCATCCTTGACCTCTTTTCTTTTTCTTATAATACTTGGTGCTCGTTTTAGTACCGTATTTTGTATTATTACTAGAGCCTTGTCTTGTTTTCTTTTTGCCATTTCTTTTTATATATGTTACTGCGTTTTTTTTAGCCATTATTTTTTATACACTTTTTCCGATGCTGAGATACCGAATGAACCTAAGGTTACCCACACGAATGAATTATAAATATAGTCGTTAACCATTAGCTCTATTCCAATTATACCCATTGCTAAATCAACTATACCAAATACACACATTAAAGCAAAAGATAAGAAGCCGATTATATTCTTCTCGTTGTATTCGTTTTTATCTTTAAATAAATCCCACATTTAATCTACATCCAATTCTTTATATAGGTCTTTATCTGTCATTCTTTTAGCTCCTCTTCCTATGTCATCAGAAAGAATAAGTGGTTTACTAAATACTCTTCTAGCTTCTACCTCTGTTTTGCATTCACTGCAATTATGTTTCACGGGTTCGTTTCTTTTTTCTACACTCATAACAGTATCAATTGTTTTTTTACAATCACACTGCAACATGTATTCATATATAGGCATTAAGCGGACCTTTTTACCTTTTCTAGGCTACGCATTCCCCCTAAACCTAGCATACCAAAAAGTACAGTAGATAGTGTGGTCATGTCAAATATTGGTAGCTCTATACTGTTACCGCTCGCCGCAAAAATGAATGTTAGCATTGGTTGCAATACAAAGTGATACGCTAATGCAAATGAACATACCCATCCTACACTAGGTCTCCAGCCGGATTTAAAGAAGCTAGATGAACCAGCCTCTATCTTGTTGACCTCTATTTGTGCTTTGTTAATCTCTTGTAGCATTTCAGCTTTCTCTGCTTTATCTAATGTAAAGTCATCTACTTTATCTACTACCTTATCTATAAGTCCTGCAATAACATTTAACTTAGGCATTTAAGACCTCTTCTTTTTTTTCTTTTTATAATCATATGGATTCATAATAATCTCCTATTTTCGTTTTTTAGCAGTTTTAGCTGCTGATTTAAATTGTGATGCTGTTGGAGCATTCTTACTGTTCTTGCTACGCATTCTTTCTACTTTCTTTGCTCCACTAGCTTTTTGTCTTTTAATTCTTTTACGCTTTGCATGTATGTTTGCATAAAGTCCTTTTTTAGCCATTAACTTTTCCTCGGTTGTCTTGTTTTACCACCTTTACCAGACCAAAGAAATTTATCGGCCCAATACGCTGCGGACATCTTTCCCTTGCGAATATTGGCTGCATGCCTTGCCTTAAATGACTTCCTAGCTTCCGGACTATAGTTGTGCCCGTATCCTTGTGCTCCAAACCGGATTAGCTTAAGCTTGTGCCCTATTTGTGCCAACACTATCGCTTTTTTCTTCGGATGTTTAGGCGTCATTTTAGGTTTGTTTACACCTTTTAATCTGTGCTTTTTTAATAAATTTTCTTTTCTAGTTTCGTGTGCCATAATAATGAAATTTACTGCGGCGAATTGTTTTGTGCAACCTTCCGAATTTTATTTTCCTTTTTGAGTGTCGTATGGTATGTCTCGGTATGCCTTGCAACTATCCCCCTAACCCCCTAAAAAAACACAATTCCAATGCCTTGCAAAAATTATAACCGACTGACGAGTCGGTCGATGCTTTTGTCGAGATAGAATCGCCGTTTTTATTGGACCGACTGAGTAGTCGAAAAAAAGTTATCCACAATTTGAAAAGTGAATATTTTGAGCAAAAAGGGAGCGGTTTGAGAGCCATAAAATGACCAATAATTCACAATAAAAAGCTATGCCTTGCTCCTCTAAGGATTAAGCCTTTTAATGCTCTCTATATATATATGTATTTGATAGGCCAACAAGTTGGCACGGGATGTAATTGCCTATATTAATCGCATGACACACGGAACACATAAGAAAAATAACACGGCTCAGCCGGAAAGGAGTTTCCAAATGTCAACAATGAAAAAAATGATTACATGTTCAGAAATATTCTTCGCCATCTTTGGCGTGTACGGATTGTTAATTGTCTCTTTTGCAATTTACAACATTACACATGCCATAAGTATTGCAAGGGATTCAATAGAGCTAGCCGAAATACATTTCGGATTTGGTTTAACTTGGTTCATTATTGGTATGCTTGGCCTATTCTTATCGGGCTTAGGTTTATCACTACTAGAACACATTAAAAAAACAAACAAAAAAGGAGTTAGATAATGAGTAAAATAGTAAAAAATCCATCAAGTAAATATGATGACAATTTCATCAATATGTGCTTAGAAACAATAGCAAATCCATCCGGCACAAATCCGGCCGTTTTACTTTACGGACAATTCGAACAAAAGCAAACTGATGCGGGCCGTAGTTACTATGCCTTGCCAAATGCGGTAAAGTTCCAAATCTCAATAGATGAAAACCGAACCGAAACCGATGCTTTAATCGAGGTTAGAATCAATAGACTAAAAAAGATGCTAGGCATGAACAAAGTAACCTTTAGAAGAGGCTACAATTCATCTAGGGGAGTACTTGAGCCATATATGTATGCTGAGACCTTAACGGAGCAAAAAAACCAAATACCTCTAAATGTAAGCGGTGCAAGGTATTTTGTTTTTAAAGCTGATTTTCCTAAGCTATTTGATGCGGATATTTCAGCTACGGGCAACCGCATCGGATACCATCTTTTGCACGGCATGGACAAGCAAAGAAACTTGCACAAGTGCAAAGAATGCAATTCATGGTATAGAAACTATTGCTCTTGTACGGCTCATTTTAGGCTAGGCTCTTATGCACATACTAGAAATGTAAACTTTTTCGATGTAGATAACGGACAAGTCAACATTTCCGCAAACGGCTCAATCAACATGCAAAATAAAGTGCATATGAGAAAGGCATTCATCGGAGTTGAGATTGAGATGAACATGGAAAATACCAACAAGGCAAGAAACGAGCAAAACTTGCAAATTCTAAGGTTTGCAAAAAAGCAAGGATTGCCTTTTGTTAAGTGCTTTAATGAGTTCAAAAATGACTCTACATTAACTAACGGAGTCGAGCTTGTAACTCAGCCTTTCAGCTCCTCATTCTATGCAAAATATCGCAAGGGATTCGAGGAACTAAGCACAACAATTAGTGCCATGAATATCAGAGGCCATAATGACAACTCGGCCGGCGATAATATCGGCTTGCACATGCACATCTCAAGAGATGCATTCCATAACGACATGCACCTTTTCAGATTCTTAAAATTGATTCATCAGTCTCCGGACCAAATGAACATTTTAAGCAATAGAAACGGCCGATATTATTCGGACATTCAGAGCCATAATTCAGTGATGACCGATTCAAGCCGCCAACAACAAGCGATTGCAAGGCAATTAGGATTTAAAAAAGCACAAGGAATCTTAAGCGATGAGGATGTCATGAGATTAGCTAAAAGAGTGATGCAAGGCGAGAGAGTTGAGGGCCGTAATTGGATGAATTACGGAGTCCGTGACACAATCGAATATAGATTGCCGGCTAGCATTTTCGATAAGGAATTAGTCTCAATTAAATCCGGCCAAACATACAATCGATTTAGTGCAAACATGGAGCTTGTTTTTTCTATGTATGAGTAT